TCTATTTATTTTATTATTCAACCATGATGCAACATCAAAACCAGCATCATCTAACAGCTTTTGTGTGACTTTTGGTTCTGCATAATACATGTGAGTGAATATGCTCAATAATCCTATATCTGGAGTATTTGTTTCACTTCTTGTTCCAATTTCAGTTGTGTTTGCGCTTGCAGCCTCTTCATCATCGATTATCATTTCAACAGCATCACTTGCAGTTGTTATAACGCTTGCAACTTCCCTTATTGGTGAAGTTTCAAAAACACGACCAACAACTTTTGATATTCTTTCTGGAATAACCCAATAACCGCCTTGGGGATTAATACCAACTTGCATTGTTTTTGCTTCAGCTTCTGCTTTGCTCATCCCTTCACATTTGATTAGTTGCCTTAAACCATCAACTGAAATTTTAGGGTCAATTGCAACGCCTTTTCTAAGGTATGCTGCAAATGCATCACTGTATTCACTTTTTTCACCATCAGAAACAACACTACCTTTCTTGGCAAGTGCTTCTTCAAGTGTTATAATTCTTTTTTGGCTTTCGTCATTTACTGTTTGCATCTTTTGCATATTTTCAGCAACAACAGATGCTTTTTCAGAAAGATCACCAATTTGTTCATTCAACAAACCATCATACTTTTTTTCATTTTCAGTGTTTTTTGTTTGAACTGCCTTGACAATGTCAGATAATTCATTTAATTGTGTTTTAATCTCGTCTTTCATCCCTGTATCTCCTTAATAATTTCATTTAGTTGTGTACTAATAATCATTTCTTCAAGATTGACTGCATCCTCATTGCGAGGTTCAGTTTTATCATTACTATCATTTTCATCATTACGAGAAAGTGATTTAATGTTATAAATTATTTCATTAACCTGTGAGTTTGATATACCAAACATTTTTAAGAATTTAGATATATCTGTCATGCTTTTAAAGCCTTTAACACTATTTATTTTAGCCATTTCATTCATTGGGTTGGTAACTAGTGACGTTTCAGACAATTCAAGTTCTTTAAGGTTTCTAATCATTGCTGTATACTCAACACCATCTTTTTCACCAACTACTTCTTCAACAAAATCACAATCTTTTGTCCAATAACCAATTGACATACTAGATAAAACACCCTGTTTTGCAAGCTCATAGGCTTCAACACCTTTTTGAACTGCCAAGTTAATTTCACCCTCTACATATAAACCTTTTACGGTTTCTTTTGCAAGAGTAAAGCCACCAATAACATTCATAGGGGAGTGTTGAAAGAACATTGGGATAGGTGCGCCCTTTTCATTCCACTTAACAATAGTTTTATTAAATGCTCCTTTCACAATCCTATCTTGGCCTTTATCAATGTTACCAAAAGTTGCAGCATAGCCTTTTATGATTCCAAACTTGCTTTCATTTTTGTTAACTTCTTTTGTTTCTTCAATTTCAAATGGTATTGTTAAAAATTCTTTTTCCATACTAAAAGGATAGCATAAATTAAATTAAAGACAATAATTATACAAATATTATTTGTGACGTACAGCGGCAATTAATAACATTCTTTGCACTTGCTCCTAAACTTCTATCACCTGGATGCATTAATCTTTCACTGTCAACTATAAATGGTTCGTTGATATTTTTTCTTATTCCATCAACTACAGCGTGAGCAATCCTTGTTTTTTGGTCAAGAAAAGCATCCCACATTTTAACACCTTTTTTTCCATCCTTAACAAGTAAATTACGTCTACTTAATTCATCGGCTTCAATTAATTTTGATCGTTCAGCCATATTATTTACTTCTGTTGCTGTAATTGTTCCAGTTCTATTTTTATTTCTGGTATTAAATTCTTTGGATGTTTTTTGAGCAAGTGTTGCATTGTCTAATTCAATTCCATCAATTGCTGCATTCTCTATTGCTCTATTAAATGATTTTCTTGCAACATTATTCGTTGTATTTATTATCTCACTTGCCGTTGGTTGTGAAATTGTATTAATATATGTATTGATACCAGCATCAATTTCTCTTGAAGCAACTCTGCCCAACTTTAAATCTTTTCTTAATTGGCTTTTAAAAGTTGTTGCTGTGTTTCTATACCCTTTTCTTAATGTAAAATTTAAATCTTCAGTAAATTGATTGAATACTGGAACAACACCATTATTTTCAACCTCAACACGCAGCAAATCACCCATATCTTTAAATAATGAATTTATTTGTGTTGCAAGCCTTCTCTCATTTTTAAGTTTTAAAGGAAGTTCTCTTATTGCAAATGTTTCATCAACATTAGCTTTTATAATATTTTGAGATAGCTTTTTTGACATTTTCCTCACTGTATCCACTCTTTTTTAATATTTCTGCAAACCTAGACTTTGGTGTATTAGGCTCAAAAGCATTTTCAGAACCAACAGGCACTAAGTTAATTGCTTGATATAAAATACCTCCACCTTCAATTTTATCATATTCATAAAGTTCTCTGATTTCATCATGTGTGAAAGAACCAGTTTCTTGTTTAGTTTTAATCTGTGAATTAAATCTTGTTTCAAGTGCAGTAATATCTTTTGGATTATAAGACAATTGTTTTCCTTCTAAATCTTTGTATCTAGGAGCCAAGAAAATTGTTAACTGTCTTAAAAGCTCATTAGTAAGCGGGATAACTGCATCATCATATAGAGCAAGCCTTGCTTCAGTATAATTACTTAAAGTCATGTGGTCGGGACTAACTAAAGGCAATGGTATATTATGGTGTGCATAGATTCCCAACTTAACATCTTTTTTATTATCTTTAAAATCCATATCCCTATTTGTTTGAGATAATTCTTTTAAATCTAATTTGCCATCACCAGATTCAGCAATCATAACTTTTCCAGCATTAGAATCACCTTGATAGCTTTCAGAAAATTGCTCATTTAATCTTTGGTATTGTTTATCAGTTAAAAAACCTTCTTTTAATAACATTGCTGATAACCTTGCACCGTTTTTTAGTAATGACAAGTTATGGTTAGAGCTTCTTGCAAACTGCTCAATTTCAGGCAATATTGGAAGTTCTGGAATCATACCAAATAAACTATTTGGATTGGGATTAATTTGTTTCATGTGCCAAAGCTCATTTAAATCACCTGATTCATAAAATCTAATCATTCCATTTACAATATTTCTTTTATATTTAATATCGCTGCCTGTTTCATTATAATCATAAAACTCCGCATAGCCTTCATTTTGATTTTGCTCAATACTAACAAGTTGTGGATATAGAATATTTAAGCTAGATGGTGGAAATGCAACGTTCCCTGTAGCATCAAGAAAAGAGTTACCACATAGTAAATAAAATACTGCCATTAATTTACGAAACTGTGTTCCGGACAATTCAGAATTTGGGTTGTTTAGCAAATCAAGTATTGGATGATTATCCTCAAATTTTCCATCTGCATCTTTTACTAAAATTCTAATATTTGAAAATTCTTTTGCAATAATGTTAATTGAGTGTGCTAGTGGTTGAACTTCTTCATAATAATTAACTATTTCCTGAAAACCAACACTATTTACATTAATAGATGAAACCGACCTATTAAGTTCATTTATAACCGATATAATGTTGTTAACAATTACATCTTTTTTAACTTCCTTTGCACTGAATATCTTTTTAAATATGTTCATCCTAGCATCCTTATTCGTGGTTCACCTTGTGTTAGATTAAATAAAAAATGAGATGCCCAAACAAGAGCATCACATCTATTGGGAGAATAAAGCATGTCTTTTGCATTGCTTTTAAAATCACCCATTTCATCTTCTAGGTCTTGTAAATAATTTAAATGATAAATTCTACCTTCTTCATATAATGCTGATACTGGCTCTGCACGCACTACTTTCCCTCTTGTTGCATGAACTGATTTATGGGAAATATTAATGTCTTCGTGACGTAAAACAGTTTCAATAAAATCACCGCCGTTATTGACCTCTGATATTATTCTATCACAGTTATATTTATGATAAAGCCTTATTGCAACTTTTGCCATTTTACTAGGTGTATACTTACCAGTTTTATCTTCAAGAACAAATCCATTTTCCCCTTTTCTACCCATAACAATTATTCCAGTCTCATCAGAATTTTCATTAGAAGTGACAGCAGGGTCAATTGCAACAACAATTCTATCCATATCTGAAGGAAATTTCTCAACTCTTTTAATCCAAGAAGTATCAAACACTTCTCCTTGCATATCATCAACAAATATTCCTGCCATAAATCGTTTTTTCTTAGATTCTGGCATAGAATTTAAAAGACGCATATAATTTTCATCAATATTTTGCTTATTATCATCTGGATTCATTTGAAGGTTTGAATAATCTTCTTCTTGAACTTTTCCACCATCTTCAGGGTTTTTATGCTCTAAAAAGAGCTTATAGGCCCAATGTTTTTTAGTGGTAGGATTCATATCATAATAACATTTTTTAGCTAACTTGTTTTTCTCTGCAAGCCTTGTTTTTGCAATTAATATTGAATCATAAGTAATCTGAGATATCTCATTAAAAAAAATTGAACTATATTCTTTTCCTAGAATCTTTTCAGTTCTTTCTTTATCATCAAGTCCACCAATCCAAATTTCTGAACCATTTGGGAGTGTAATATACCAATCACTTTTATTTTCTTTGTACTTGCCTTTTAGTTCAGGGAAACATATTTCAATAACTTTTGGCAGTGTATCCAGCCATATAGATTGTTTTACATGGTTGAATCTATACCTTACAATTAAATGCCTAGATTTCACCAGTAACGCTCGAACAAGTATAGCATAAATTATAATGAAAGTTTTACCTGATCTGGAACCACCAAAAAATAGAATATCAATTGCAATACTGGATAAAACCTTTATTGCCTGAATTTGTTTAATAGTTTTAGTGAACTTCTGTTTAATGGACATTCTTTAATAATAATGTATTAAGGCTTGGTGTGCAATTTATTTATTAATAGCAT